TCAAAAGTTCTATCAACTGTCGCATCTGAACTATTAAAGAACTCTATTGTGAAACCTGTAGCACTTTTATTTGTTATAACATAATAATCACCACTTGTTAAGTTACTTGCACTTATGCCTACACCAGATATTTCCTTAAATGCAGGACTGAAAGTTATAACCTTACCATTTGTATCAGTTCCACTTGATATATCTTTTTCTGAATAAACTCTTTCTGGCATATCTACAGTCACTTTTAATTCTGTTAACTTTGGTGTTGCTGCTGTGTCATTACTTTGTAAAACTGCTCTGAATTTAAACCCACGACCAACATAATCACCCACCATAAACTTTTGAAATGGTGTATAACTAGCTGATGGACTTGCAGGATCATCATTCGTTCTAGCTATTTGCAATTCAACATTCACATTTCCAAATGTTCCACCACCATCAAAAAATCCGTCACGATCATCAAATAAGCCACTAGCATCATCAAATAGATCAACATATTCTAATCTCTCTGATAAAATCCTTGCTGTAATTCTATTTGTAAAAACTCCACCTACATCTATATATGTGTCAAAATCATATGTTCCCTCTGATGCAACTGAACCACCACCACCATCAAAGAAACCAAAACTTTCATCAAATAAACCAGTAGCATCGTCAAAATTAATTGATGTATCTAAAATTAAAGCACCACCAAGATCAAATAAAGTTGTTTTAGTACCACTAAAGCTAGGATTTTGAACTGATTCAGCAACAAAATTTAAATTTTTAATATTTTCTATTAATGCCACATTACTAGTAGCATTAGCAGATAATAAATTAATCTTATCAACTGATCTAATAAAATAAGTTCCAGTTAATGCAGGAACTACAGCAGTATTTGCAGGTCTTGAAACTTTATCTATTAGAGTATTTGCATTATCAAATATTGCACCACTAGTTAATGGTGAATGTCTAATAATATAATGTGACAAATCTAAATCTGGAACTGGTGTCCAACTTAAATGTGCTTCAGTATTGACAATGTTAATTTGAAAATTTGTAACATCAGCAGGAGGTTCTGTTTTACCTACAACTTGATGTGCATCACTTGTAAAAGGTGATCTAACATTTAAAGCATTTAATGCTCTAGCTCTAACATCATAAACAACACCATCTTCAACTGCTAATAATTCATAACGACCTGTTCCACCTTTACCCATACTAACATAATTAGTATCACTTGCTTTTTTGGCTTGTACTTCAAATTGTGAAACAGCATTATTACTTGAAGTCACTTCTGCTAATAATACAGAAACAGCTTCCTCATTAACAATTCTTAATTCATCTGTAACAGTTAATCCCGGTGCAGCAACTGTTTTAGCATCAAATAATGTTGTGTTATTTAGGCTAAATGTTGTTTCTTCTGCATTCCAATCATAAACAGCAGAACTTGTTTCCTTTAATAATAAATCAACACCCATAACAGGTTGCCCATTATTATCTTGATCTAATGCTAAAGACCATTTTGCAACTTCAAACACCTTTGAAGAAAATCCATAGCGATCTAAATCAACCATTACAGTATCACCAACTTGATATTTAAATGCACTTAAATTACAAGGGAAAACCAAAGATAATTGTTCTCTATTAGAATACAATGCAATCTTAGCTAATCTTTGTGACATTGATGGTGTTACTGTATAAGGAAAATCAATATTAGCAAAAACAGTTTCATTATTATCTTCTGATACAAATGTTGATGATGTAATAGATGGATAATCTGTTGGCTTTACACCCTCTGCTTGATAAATAAATACACCCTTAACTGCATTAAATTGATCTCTACGGCTTTCTTTGGATTTTACACTAACACCTGCTCTTAGATCATCTTGATTTAATGTGTCTGATGGTGTTATATACGATGCTGCTTTTAATGAAAACTCCCCTGCAGTATAAGTAAAAGTTCCACCCAAAGAAGATAACATATTTTCTAGAATAGACTTTGGAGTTTCATTGGTGTCTATTATACCATTCATTATATATCTATGTTCAAATAATCCAGATGTTATGTTAACAGTTGACATACCTTGAGCAGCAACGGCTGTATAATTATAAGCATCAGCAGTAAAACCATCCCTTGTAAGCACATTAAAATATGTATCATATTGATCTGGATTTGCTCTAATTACCCTTTCGTCACTTGATAAAGTAACTAATTCATCACAAACATTAGCTGCATTTGTAAAACTTGTTTCATTTATTTCTGATGAACTTACTCCCAAACCATAATCAGTATCTAATAAATAATCCCTTATGCATAATGCAGGATTAGTTGATAATTCTGTTGTCGCATCTCTCGGATCATAAACTCTTTTTCCGTGAACCAATGCAGATATATTTGGAATGCCATTTGGGAAAACATCTTGGTCAAATTCTAATCTAACATATAAATATGCAATTCCTTGCAATCTATGGTCATTAGTCCACAAACCACCACTTTCTGAAACTAAATTACCATTTGCTACTTGGTCATCACTACCATTTGCCCAAAAAATTCTAGCTTTATTTTTAAAATCTCCACCCACAAAACCATAAATATCAGTTTCAACTTCAACATCATCTATATAAAATTTGCTTACATTTGTAATTTGATGGGAAGCTAAAGCTATAACCATATGTAAATATTTATTATTATCAGTTGTTTCCATAAAAACAAGTGGACCGGAAACTTTTGCAGTTCCATAGATAACTCTGCGATTAGTTATCGCTTGCTTTATCATTTGATCTCTATTTAAAGATGCAGATGATTGTGCGCCAAAACTTCCACTAGGCTTCCCAGATAATGCGCTTAATGCAACACTTCCTGCTAATGATATAGCAAAACTAGTTGCAAATGATGAAACTATTGCTGATGCAGCGATAGTAGTTGTAAAATAACCAATAGCAGTTGATGCTGCTGCTCCTACTGCTGCTCCTACGACTACTGGTGGCATACTATATTCTCCAACAATCTATCGCTTCATCTAACGATAAAAAAATTAAACCATCTAAACTAACAACTGCTATTTTAGCACCTGTATAAATACCCAATGCAATACCCTCATTTGTATTGACACTTACTATATCACCTCTAGTAATTTTTTTCTTGTCAATTTTTTCTAGTTTAGCATCTACTGTACTAACAAGATCACCTTTACCATATTTCTTTAATGCCTTAAAAGAACCTAAAGCAGTTTTATATTTATTGAAAAACTGTGAAAATCTTGATTTATTAATTAATATTTTTTCCCATTTAGCAGTAAATAATGCACAATCATGTTCACCCCATTTAAAAGGTTTATTTCTGCAATCTTCTAAATATTTAACTAAAAGATTTTCCCAATTTGAAACTCTAGTTTCCACCCCATTGCACCACTTTATCTGTTAAATCTGAAACAAAATCTAAACCTTTATCATTTGGGAAATTAATCTTTTGATCTTCTGGTGTGTATCTTCTCACTCTAGCTCTTTCTAAATCAATTAATCTATTTTCCAAAGTCAATGAAATTGTGCAAGTTTCACCACTATCTTCAATAGTCATAACATCCATCCTGCCATCAAATATTAATGTGGGATCAGCTACAACTGCACCAGATGATAATGCACCTAAATATATTAATGCTTGTCTGCCTTGATAGCTTTCAGTCAAAGCTAATGAAACGATTGATGTTTCTATTCCATCTAAAGTAACTTGCGCACCTCTAGCAGCAATTTCAGATGTTTCTTCAACTACACTAAATCCCAATAATGTACCTGCACCAGTATATAATTGTGAACCGAAAGTTATATCACCATAACCTGTCCATAATGCAATTGTTCCACTATCAAAGTTTAATTTTATTGCCAAAAACAATTCAACTTCTTTAGCTGATAACTGTGTCAACATATTTGAAGTGATTGATCTAGTCATTTATAAACTTTCTATAGCACCAAATGTTATTCCATAAATAGATGCTTCATTAACATTCCAATTAACAACATTCTCATTTAATCTAAAAACACCTTTAGCATTTGTAACAACTACAGTTGCATCATCTGCAGGTGATGATCTTAAATCTGGGAATATTGTTAAAGTTACATTTCCAGAACCATCCGAATTAGCATCTTGTAAAACCTTGTGAAATTTTGCAGATGCTCCAGAACCTAATTGAATATAATCACCTGCTTTTAAATATCCTGTTTGACTTGAAGTTGCACCATCAATAACTAACTGATCCCCTGTTTGACTAGCACCATTTACTACAGGTGTGCCGGGAGAACTTGATGCAGTTCCTCTAG